TCATCATGGCCGCGCTGTTCGGATTTCCGGGATACGAAAATTGCACGCCGGTATTCCCGATCCAATACCCCGGCGCCTGTGCGGTTGCGGTTGCGAGTGCGATCAGCAGTACGATCAGCACCGCGTAGACAATTGAACGTTTCATACTTTCTCCTAAGGTAGTCCTTGTTTGTCCGGACAGGCAAATAAGGACATTTTATTTGTACGGAGGTCTCGAGCTTGCCAAAGATTCCTGAAGTGATTATTAGAGAACTCGAAGCGTGCGCAAGATTGTATATCCAACTCTCTCCAATCGAAAGAATAATTTTCAGTTATTACTTAAATCAGGGTTTGCAAAAAAACTAAAGGAATAATATGTTCAAACGATTATTTGATTTTTTCAAACGAGACAAACCAAAACAAAAACTTCTTAAAGAAAATTATAATATTCCAATGCCTAAACAAAAAGAGGTTAAGGCAGTAATAAAACATTTTCGTCGGCGTGGAGTCTTACAATCATTTCGCAACACCTTCTTGAAAAAAGAAATTAAACGAGGAAAACATATCGCTTATCCTAAACACATTCACAAACCATTGAAAATGAATTTTCAGAGAACAGATTTTAGTGTCAGTGCTGATTTGCACATTGACAGAATCCTTGGAAAGGTACCGAGTAGAAAAGCAGAACGCGTTGAATTAGGGATTATAAAGAATTAAAACGTAAACAGCGTATAAAATCGTATGGCAGCACCAAAAGGACATAAAAAATATGGCGGATCAAATGGAAGGCCAAAAGGTGCAAAGAATAAATTCACTGCATCTGCAAAAGAAGCATTTCAAATTGCATTTGACGAATTAGGTGGAGCGAAAGAATTAGCATTGTGGGCTAAAAACAATCAAACAGAATTCTATAAGTTGTTTTCAAAATTAATCCCTATCGATGTAACAAGCGGTAACAAGGCTTTAGAAACCGGAATCCTTCTAATCAATGGCGAAACAATTACCCACGCTTGATATAAGCAGCGAAGTCTTGAACGAAGTATTCATTCCTTTTATTTCAAGGAAAGAAGAAACATGCAAGCAGTTAATTGTTCATGAAGGCGGCCGAGCTTCGGGTAAGGCGTTAGATATTTCTACACCTATACCAACTCCGTACGGATGGAAAACAATGGGGGAAATAAATGTTGGAGATGAAATATTTGGTTCTGATGGTTCGGTGGTTCGTGTTGTTGCAATAAGTCCTGTAATGTATAATCACTCCTGTTATCGCGTAAAATTTAATGATGGAAATGAAATAATTGCAGATGAAGAGCACTTGTGGAAAACAGAAACACATTCATTCAGAAAAGCAATTGCATGCAGAAAACACTTTAATCATATTCAGCATATTGTTAAACAAACAATTGTCACCACAAGGGAAATATTAAATACATCAACACAAGGGAAACGAAAAGATTTAAATCATTCAATCGTGTCCTGTAGCCCACTCTCGTTATCCGTTAAAACTCTTTTAGTCGATCCTTATGTTTTGGGAACGTGGCTGGGAGATGGGACATCAAAATCATCTGGTATAACATCGGCTGACCCAGAAATAATCTATGAAATACAAAGAAGAAATTATGTCGTAGAAAAATCAGAGAAGTCAAAAAACTGGACAATCGGCAAAGCAAGATATTATCGTATTGATGTTCCACAGAAAGCACAAGAATTTCTCGGTTTAAAAAAGGGGCGGTGTAAAAAAACATTGACTGGATGTTATAAGGTTTTAGATGTTTTTGATAACAAGCATATTCCTATCGAATATTTAAGGGCATCTGAAGAACAAAGACTTGATTTGTTGAAGGGCTTAATGGATACAGAGGGACATATTGGAAATGGAAATTCTTGCAATTATTATTCTACAAACGCAAGACTTGCAAATGATGTTGAAGAGTTAGTTATTTCATTGGGGTTTATAGCGAGGCATACCACAAAAACAGCTATGCTATACGGGAAAAATTGTGGAATATCCCATACAATAACATTCCGCCCAGACAAATATGTATTTTGTTTACCACGCAAAAGAGACAAGCAAAACTTTACATTAAAACAAGAATCAAGGAGCAGGCGAAGAATGATTGTTTCGGTCGTTCCCGTTCAATCTGTTCCTGTAAAATGTATCAAAGTTGATAGCAGTGATTCATTATTTCTTGCTGGGAAGGGACTGATTGCTACACACAACTCTGATGCAATAGCGCAATTTTTAATTACTCTTTCGTATTCGACAAAGAAACGTATTCTTCTGATGCGTAAGGTTGAAAAATCTATCCGCAATTCATCTTATCGTTTGATTCAAGACTATGTAAACAAATGGAAACTTCGGGATTTTTTTAATTTTGTTTCTTCGATGCTCACAATCAAAGTTCTGAATGGTTCTGAGTTTATCTGTATGGGGTTTGACGAAGCAGAAAAAATTAAATCTATTGCAAATATCGATGTAGTCTGGATTGAAGAAGCAACAGAAATATCTTTAGAAGACTTCGAAACATTACTTTTTACAATTCGTGGTAAAGGTATTAAAAGAATTATTCTTTCATTCAACCGGAAACTGGGTAACTGGACGGAAGAATATTTCTTTTATGCAAATGGTCAATTCAAAGAGCGAGAAGATGTTTATCACTTACATACGACATTTCAAAATAATAAATTCTTATCTGTAGCCGACATTCAAAGGTTCGAGAGATTAAAGATTGAAGATCCGAGAAAGTATGATAAAATTGCACTTGGTCTTCCCGTTAAACTCGAAGGACTTGTTTATGAGAAATGGGATGTATTCAAAGAAGAGTTTCCACTATGTCGTGAAGAGTTATACGGACTTGATTTCGGTTTCACTGATCCGAAGGCTTTGATACGCTGTGGTCGGATCGGTAAGGACTTATATCTTGACGAAGTTTTATACGAGCGCAACTTGATTCGTGAAGATTTTATTAAACTATTGCCCCAACTCATTCCAGATCGTGGTGCGGAAATATGGGCTGACTCAGAAGACCCTGAAAGCATACAAGTGATATACAATTCAGGATGGAATATACATGCCGTTGAAAAAACAAAAGGAAGCGTATTGTTTGGCGTTGAGGCTTTGAGTGCATTTAACATTCACATCACAGAACGATCAACAAACGTGATCAAGGATTTTGAAAATTATAAATGGAAGCAAAGACGGGATGGTCAACCAATAGAGAAAGAGGAACCTGCACATAGTTTCTCTCATGCACCTCGTGCAACAGAATATGCAGTGCGTAGTCGATGGGCGGAATTGAACCCTATTCTCACACTGGAAAATACTCGCGATGTTGAGATTGAAGAAATGGAATCGGTATCAATAGCAGAGAGGTGGTAATGGCAAAAAAACGAAACCCCCTTAATCAGCTTGTTCCTGTAAAAAGAAATGCCCTTCCCGAGTACGGCGAGTTGATTTCGATCATGCAGAACGAAACCGCTTCTATTGTTTCTGACTATATCCGACAGTATGTGGGGATTATTCAAGGTAATGGTTTTGAGTCTGATGGACAAAAAGCCATATATATGAATCAAGATAGGGTTCAAAGGTTTCAATCCTATCAAGAATTAGCATTTTATGATTTGTACGCAGAGGTTGAACGAGATCCGCATGTCAACGCCATTCTCAGTTCTTCAAAATTAAATGTAGCGGGAATGAAGTGGAGTGTTGATCCATATATTAACGATAACGAAAAAAAGCCAAGCGCAAGAAATATTGCAATAGCGAAGCATGTCGAAAATATAATTTTTCATATGGATTATTTTCCACAGCATCTTTATAATCTCATGGGTGCGCTTGGCATGGGTTTTGCAGTATCGGAAATCATTTGGGAGATAACGGATGGTGGTGTTTTCATCAAAGATATTCTAAACCGCCCACAACGCAGATTCCAGTTTGATGCAGTTGATAGATCGTTGAGACTCAGAAACTTGACTGAGCCTTATTATGGTGACGCACTCCCTGATAAAAAATTTATCGTTCATCGTTGTTCATCTCAATGGGATAACCCCTTCGGGGACGCAATCGACCAATCACTTTATTGGATGTGGTTATTCAAAAAGACAGTAATCAAGTTTTGGATGCAACACCTTCAAGTGGGCGCTTCGAGTATTCCTATTGTCCAACATCCAACTGGTGCAAGTAAAGAATTAAAAGCAGAGGCACTTGACATTGCAAAGATGATACGCAATGGAGCGTATGGCCGCCTACCGGCTAATTTCACGTTATTGTGGGCAGAGGCAAAGAATGCACAGATTAACGGAGAAGCATATGGAGCATTTGTTAGGTTATGTAATGATGAGATGTCGAAATGTGTGAATGGGCAAACGTTGACAACAGAAGCGGGGTCCGGGGAAGGTAAGGGCACTCATGCTCTTGGCAAGGTTCATCAAGGCACGCAAAGTTTAAGAGACGTATTTCGAGCAGAAGGACTTGCTTCAACATTAAACTCAACTTTGATAAAATGGCTTGTTGATTTCAATTTTGCTAATGTTGAAGGTTATCCTAAAATAAGACCAGACCTTGAAGACCCTGAAGACCTTGTGAAAGAATCTTCAATAATCAAAAATATATCTGACGCAGGGTATATTTTTGATCCATTGGAGTTGTCTGAAAAGTTTAATTATACAATCACGAAGAAGGCGATTCCAGCACCATTGAAACCGAACGACCCGAACAGTCCTTTATCGAAATCAAAAGTTGATGAGAATGGAAATATCATAGATCAAAATAAGTTGGAGGATAAAAATGCCACAGTTTAAGGATGCACCTGCCGAAATGAATAAGATAATGGAAGCCGCTTATTCAAGTGCTCTCAAAAAGTATAAAGGCAATAAAGCAAAAGCTTCGAAGATTGCCATTGGTGCAGCGGAGAATGCAGGATGGAAAAAGGTTGATGGTAAGTGGACAAAGGCAAAAAAGGAAATGTCGGAAATCGTGATTGATGCTTTCAAAGAAGGTGAATACCCACAAGGTAAGTTCACTGGCAAGGAATTGTCAGAAATTGCTTCGACTTACAATCCCGCGAATTATGAGGCTCCTATTCTTATCGGTCATTTATCAGACCCATCCTACAAGGGCAAGAGTTCAATTCCTGCATTCGGATGGATAGGAGCTGCAAAGGTTGTAGGAGATCATCTGCAGCTTGTTGCTTCTCAGTTCTCTGACCAATTGAAGGAGTTTATTCAACAGGGATTTTATAAGAAAGTATCTGCAGCGTTCTTTCAGCCGGACGATCCGAACAATCCAACGCCTGGTAAGTGGCACCTTCATCATCTTGCGTTCTTAGGCGGGACACCTCCGGCAGTCAAGGGGTTAGAAGGAATAGCCTTTGCAGAAATCTCTTGTGTAGGAATTGAATTTGCGGAGATGGATACACAAGTCACGGGTATTGATGTGGCTGAAGAGTTAGGTACTGAAGATACGATTAAGGACTTGACGGAATCTTGTGCAACGTTCATCAGCAAGATTCAAGATGTACTCACAAGCGATATTGATGAAGATACACAAGAACAAAGATGTAGTCTTGCTGCCTATGATTTACAGACAGAGATTCAAGGCTGTCTTGATATGCACTGGACATTCACAGAGAAACTTGAAAACATCGAAGAACACAATGAGGCGGAGATGTCAGAAATAAGTTTCGGTGGGCTGCAAAATGTAATAGTAGGTGAACGTGGTGCAGAATTAATGCAAAGGGTAATATCAAATAATAAACTCAATATACAAGAAATGGGTGGAAGGAATGGAGTTTCAGAGCACAAATCAATTAAACAAGTGCTGATAGAAATGGCACAATCATTTATTAACAAACGAAAGGAAACGGATGTGGACACAAAGAAAGAACAAGAGTATCAGGCGAAAATCGCCGAACAAGATGCTCGATTGAAAGAGTTTGCCGAAAAGGAACGCCTGGCAAAGGAAGCACAAGATAAGATCGATGCCGATAAAAAGGCAGCCGATTTACTTGCAGCCGAAGAAGCAAGGAAAACTGAAGTCAAGAACTTCTGCGAAACAGCAATCAAAGAAGGTAAAATGACTCCGGCAATGAGAGAGAAGGATGAGCCGATTATGTTCGAACTGGCAAAGACAAATGCCGACGCTTTGGAATCTTTCCAACAGAAGTACTCGGTTACAGTAGTTCCACTGGGAACGACAGATATAGGTAACGGACAACAAGACAATGACAAACGTCCTCAGGTCATTAAAAGTGCAGAGAAGTATGCAATTGCCCACGCGAAAGATAAAGAGTTCGCAGGTCTTGATAAGGATCAAGCAATCAGTCGTGCTGTGTCAATGCACTCTTTACGTCTTATAAATTTCGAGGATGAACAAAAATTGAAAGGAGCCAAATAATGGCTAATTACGTTGGCGGAGATAAATGGATAAAAGACAAGGAGCAGATCACCGCCGCTGCAAATCTTGTCGATAGAACATTCGTGAATACGAACGGTGCAGTTCCCGCGAATGCTGCAAAATGCACGGGGGGGGTTGTCGAAAAAGACACGGCAAATGCAGACTATGCAACAATCAAAACCGGAATCGTGGAGGTCATTGCGACAGGCACGGTGACGGCAGGAAACTTTGTCGAAATCTTAACCAGCACATTCACAACCAAAGATACCACGGGCGTGACAGGTGCTGGCGTACAGGATGCAACATCGACGAATATATTTGTTGGACGAGCAATAACGGGCGGGTCAGTTAATGACACCGTATTGATCGAGACTATGCACGGTGTAAACGTTTAAGGAGAACGAAAATGCAAGATCAATTATATTATCGCACTCCTTCAACGGGTTTGCTCGAAGTGAAGGAATTCTCTGAGCATGTTTCATCTTATCAACGTTATGTGAAAGATGCAAACGGTGTTCTAGTATTAAAAGAGTTCGCATCAAATTCAGAGTTGGGACTTCTGCGTATTGCCGATCCAGTGTCAACTCGTGTCGTTCAGGGATTCCCACCTCAAACGACATTGATCGGCAATCAAATTTTCACGCCTTTGAAGATGCAAAAAGAAGCAGGATATTTCCCAGCATTTGGAAAAGAGGCATTTGTTATTCCGACGAATCTTAAACGTGAAATCGGTGGAAAAGTGCAACGCCTTCAAACTCAAAGCGGTTCTGTCCATATGGCACTGAGTGAATATGCCCTCGGTGTTGCCATTGAAAATCGGGAAAAGAATGAATGGGCTGGCAGTCCTGATATGTTGCTCACAAGCAAACTGAATACAGTCGATAGCAAGATCAAGTTGCTTCGTGAATACAATCAAGCCGTTCTCGCAACAACAAACGGAAGTTATCTTTCTGGACTGTCAACAAGTGGCGCTGGCAAAGCATGGGCTTCGACAGGCGATGCAGTGAAAGATATGCTTGATTTGATTCTTTTGGTTCAATCATACAATGGTGTGCGTCCGAATGTTGTATGGTTCTCACCGGCGGGCTGGTCATTATGGCGTAGGAATAAATCGGTTCTTGATCTGTTAAAATATCAAGGAACCCCGATTTCTCCAGCACAAGTCACACAGCAAGGCACGGCGGCGCTTCTCGAAGTGTCAAAGGTTGTTGTGGGTTATGCAGTCTCTGGTACTGGTGGAAAAGCTTCTGGTGGTGGTGTTGGCAAGGCTTCTCTTACGATGTCTTACATATGGGATTCCGTACAGTCGGCAAATGCTGGATGTGCAATCGTTGGAACAGCGGGCGGAATCGAACCCGCTTTCGGTTATACATACGAACGAGACAATTCACCTGTGATCGAATCGTATTATGAGAATCAAACGAAATCCCAAGTTTGGGACTATGAACATTTCTTCGATCCAGCCGTCACTTTGAACAGTGCCGGTGGCCAATATTATTCATTAGCATAAGGAGAAATGAAAATGAGTGTATCAACTTCTCAAAACTCCTATCTTGATGCTGTCACAGCAGCACAAATGCTTGAATTGCGAGGAATGTTATCGCAAGGAAAGACAATGTTTGTCGATGGCACAAATGGCAGCGATGCCAATAACGGATATTATGGATGGGCTAACGCGAAAGCAACAATTCAAGCGGCTGTAACGGCATGCGCTGCAGGTGATGTAATTTATATCGCCCCCAAACTTATTACCGATTTTACAGGTGATCCAACTTCTTATGCAGAGACAATAATCATTCCAGCAACAAAGATGGGTATTTCTCTCATTGGAATCTCACGCGGCCGCACGCAGGGCGGTTTACCTCAAATTAAACCGACCTCAACGGCAAGCTATCTCATTACGGTTCGCGCTGCGGGTTGTATGATTGCGAATTTGGGAATTAACGGTATCAATTCAACTGCTGGTGGAATTTTGTTAGATGATGACAATTCCACAAAAACGGCATTTGGAACGACGATCATTAATAACCATTTCAAAAATTGTGTGGGTTCGTCAGCTACGAATGCCGCAACCGGTGGTGCAATCAATTGGTGTACAGCTGGTAACGCATGGCAGGTATATATTGGCAACAATCGTTTTCAAAAGAATGTTGGCGATATAGTTCTTCTTGGAACTTCAAACACAGTTCCTCAAGATGTTATTATTGAAAATAATGTGTTCTCCGGCCCGGCGGCCTCAGTTGACTGCAATCTTTATCTTGCCGGTGGCTCTGGAATGAATGGTGTTATTATTCAGTATAACACATTCCCTTGCTGGCCTGCTGTTGGTAGCGGTACGAACGTTATGCCCGTTAAGTTGACAGGGTGTGTCGGCACATTACAGGGAAATATGTTTGGCTGCACTGGAAAAACTTTCGGTGCTGCTGCAAATGCACTTGTTCCTGCAACTGTTCTGATGGCTGGAAACTATCAGGAAAGTGGAACAACGTTCATTGCACGAACATAATAGTTTTTTGGGTGTGGAAGTCCTAAAGATTTCCACATCCACTAATTTTTGAATGATAAATATGAAAAAAACAATCTTCCTTTTGAATATTAATGATTATGCACCGGAAGTCACGAAATTGACTTATCC